CGGAGTAAATCCGAGGTGTTAAGCCAAACAACTAAATCGTATATTCAAGAACTAGCTTTAGAACATTTGTACGGAATCAAAAAAGATTTTAATTCACGTTACACCGATAAGGGGAACGAAGTTGAACAAGCTTCGATTGAATTAACGGAGCGAGTTCTTGAGTTAGGTTTCGTAACAAAAAACGAAGACTATTTTGAAAACGATTACATTAAAGGAACTCCTGACATTATAACGGACAAAATGGTAATTGATGTTAAATCTAGTTGGAATGCTTTAACGTTCCCGTGGTTTGAAGACGAACTTACAAATAAAGACTACTATTACCAAGTTCAGGGTTACCTTTGGCTTACTGGAAAACAGTTTGGAATGGTTGCTTATTGCTTAGTAAATACACCTTCAAATATTGTAGACGATGAAATCAGACGCACCGCGTGGTCAAAGTACGAAATCGAACCTAGTGACGAAACTATTCGAGATGTTATGGCTGCTCATAATTTCGATAATATACAAGAAGACCGAAGAGTAAAAGCTTATTTGTTCAACTACGATGAACACGTTATCGAGCAAATAAAAACACGAATTGACGAATGTCGTAAATACTTTAATACCTTAATAAAATGAAAAGACAAGAGCAAAAAATCGGACATTTTGGAATGGAATACTGGACTGTTTATTTTGAAGAAACAACCGATAAACCATTAACTTCTGAACAATACGAAGAAATACAAGAAACAATTAGTAGTTTAATATTAAAATTTCGGAAAAATGAAAATAACACTTGAATTCGAAGACTACGAAGAAGCTGAACATCGTATTAAAGGCTTAGATTACTGGGTTGCTTTGTGGGACTTTCACCAGTGGATGAGGTCGCAAATGAAACACGGTGAATTAACAGAAGCTAAATGGACGGTTTACGAAGAAATTAACGAACGATTCTTTAGTATATTAAACGAAAATAATGTAAATTTAAATTAAAAACTATGAGTTACGATAACACAAACACGGGTGCTATATTTAAAAACGACAAAAAAGCGGACAATCACCCCGACTATAAAGGTAAAATAAACGTGAAAGGCGAAGAGTTCGAGATTGCCTTATGGGTAAAAGACGGTAAAAACGGAAAGTTTTTTAGTGCGAAGATTAGCGAACCTTACAAAAAAGATGTTTTTGAGGGTTTGGAACAATCGAAAACAGACCTCCCGTTTTGAAAGCCTATTATTTAATTTACCAATCGGATGGTGTTCGTGACTGGCGAATAGTCCAAGCGCATTCAGACGAGGATGCCATTCAAAAAGCGGATATTCACCCTAAATTAATTTACCACGTTTCGACATTAGAAGCTTGGGAGAAATTCAACCAAGAAAGACGAGGTTTTTATAAATAACACTTTCGTTTTTTTTATATTATAAATTGGTTCTCATCCTACATTATAAGAACTAGAAAAGGATTATTTAAGCCCTTTGAATGAATGCGAGGTAGGATGCGCAGGAGTTCACGGGGCTTTTTCATTTAACTAATTTTATATGTTACAAATTAAAGACGAATTCAAAAAACTTATTCCTGCATTAACGCAAGAAGAATTTAAACAACTTGAAGACAATTGCTTAAAAGAAGGCATTCGAGAAGCTATTTTAACTTGGAATGGGTTTATTATTGACGGACATAACCGTTACGAAATAGCTACTAAATGGAACTTAGATTTTGAAACGAAAAGCAAACATTTTAAAAACGAAGAAGAAGTTAAAGAATGGATGATTTTAAACCAATTCGGAAGACGAAATTTACCAATTTATGAAAGGACAAAATTAGTACTTCAATTAGAAAATATATTTAGGGAAAAAGCTAAAGAAAGCTATAAGGAAAACGTTGGAAGACCAAGTAAATCGAGTCAGAAATCTGACACAATAAAAGTAGACACCAAGAAGGAACTTGCAAAAGTTGCGAATGTTTCACACGACACAATTGCAAAAGTTAAAGTAATTGAACAAAAAGCACCTGAAGAAGTAAAAGCAAAACTTTCAACTGGCGAAGTAAGTATTAACCAAGTTTACCAAGAAATAAAAAAAGAAGAAAAGAAAGCGGAGTTAGAAGAAAAAAAGAAAGAATACGAAGAAAGAATTGAAAACGTAAGTGTTAATGAATTTAAAATTGATATTCACAATACAATAGAAAAATTTAGAATTATTTACGCAGACCCAGCTTGGAGTTATAATGATAAACAAGACACACCCCAATTAGGAGGTGCTGAAAAGCATTATAAAACAATGACCGTTAAAGAAATTTGTGACTTACCAGTTGATGAAATTAGTGAAAAAAATAGTGTTTTGTTTTTATGGGTTACTTCACCATTATTAGAAGATGCTTTTAAAGTTATTTCTTCGTGGGGTTTTAAATATAAAACTTCTTTTATTTGGGATAAAGTTAAGCACAATATGGGACATTATAATTCAGTTCGTCACGAATTGCTATTAATTGCGACAAAAGGAAGTTGTGTCCCTGACAATAAAAAATTATATGATAGCGTTCAAACTATTGAAAGAAATGACAACCACAGCGAAAAGCCTATTGAGTTTATAAATATTATTGATGATATCTATACTCACGGTAATAAATTAGAAATGTTTTGCAGAAAAATTAAAAAAAATAATTGGTATGGTTGGGGAAATGAAATATAAAGAATATTACAACGAATGTTTACAAAAGGGTTTAGAATTTCAAGATTTTATTGCAACAATTTTATTAAAAGAAATTGGTATTCCTTTAAGTAGTTTCTCAAGTAAAAAATTTCAATATTCAATTGGTGAAAATTTACAAGGAATTGAAATAAAATTCGATGATAAGTTTAAAGAAACTGGAAACATTTATATTGAGGTAAAAGAAAAAAGCAATCCTAACAACTTAAATTATGTTGATAGTGGTATTTATCGAAATGACAATACTTGGCTTTATGTTATTGGTAACTATAACTGTGTTTATATTTTTGGCAAGAAACATTTAAAATTAATGTATACCTCAAATAAATACAAGGAAATAAAAAAAAGTACTTCAGTTGGTTTTTTAATTAATTCAGTTGATGCTGATAAGTATTGTTTAAAAAAAATTATTTATGGCAAAGGATAAGAAAACAATAGTAATATATTCGGATTGGATAGCAACATTTGAAAAGCTAACCGATGAAGAAGCTGGGAAGTTAATTAAACATTTGCTTCAATATGTTAATGACTTAAACCCACAAAGCGACCGTTTAACCGAAATACTTTTCGAACAATTTAAACAACAATTAAAGCGTGATTTAGTTAAGTGGGAAGCAATTAAAGAAGCCCGTTCGAATGCAGGTAAAAAAGGCGGTTTTAAAAGCGGTGAAACAAGGCGAAGCAAAACGAAGCAAAATGAAACAAACGAAGCTGTAAATGATAATGTAAATGTAAATGTAATAAATATAGAAAGGCAGCCTAAACTAGATATTAACGGATTCGTAATAATTGACTAATGATAATTAACCACCGAAATAATGACGAGTTTTTAGAGTTGCTTAGGCGGAACGAAGTTCCTATTGGTAAGGGAATCGGTATTGAACTTGACGAATACTTAAGATTTAAAGAAGCTAGCTTTAATATTATTTTAGGACACGCTAACGTTGGGAAAACTTACTTTGTTTTGTATTATTTACTTTGCCTAAGTGTGAAACACGAACTTAAACACCTAATTTATTCAGCTGAAAACACGGTTGTAGGAATGAAGCGTAATTTAATCGAGTTGTTTATGGGTAAAAAAATAATTGAACTAACCGAAAACGAACTTCAAACCGCCAAAAACTTTATTGAACTACATTTTGACTTTATTGATTCGTCGAAAGCCTTGACAATCGAGGATTTTATGAAAGGAGTTCAGGAGTTAGGTAACTACGATGTTCTAATGATTGACCCTCACAATTCGTTTTTAAGACCTAAACACTCCAACGCTCACGAATACGACTACGAAATGGCTACTAAGTTAAGGTTGTTTGCCAAAAAGACGAACACAACAATTTATTTATGCATTCACGCAGCAACAGAAGCATTAAGAAAAACACACAAAGAAGGAGACTATGAAGGGCATCCAATGCCACCAAATATGGCGGATGCTGAAGGCGGTGGTAAATGGGGAAACCGTGCGGATGATTTTCTTGTAATTCATCGCTATGTTGCTGACGCTTTAAATTGGATGTATACACACGTACACGTTAGGAAAATAAAAGAAACTGAAACTGGAGGTAAGCCAACGCCATTAAACCAAGGCGTTCTTTTTAAATACGAATACGGTACTGGATTCACCTGCGCAGGAATTAATCCTTTAAAATAAAAACTATGAAAATAACTGATAAAATAAAAATTACCAACGAAGACAATATGCTTTTAATGTCCCGTTATCCTGATAAATATTTTGATTTGGCTATTGTAGACCCGCCATATGGGATAAATGCAGGTAAAATGACAATGGGAAGCGGTAAGCATAAATTTAAACAAGGTAAAGATTGGGATAGTGCAATACCAAATGAAGATTATTTCAACGAACTTAAACGAGTTTCTAAAAATCAAATTATTTGGGGAGGAAATTACTTTCATTTACCACTAAATAATAATTGGGTTATTTGGGATAAGTTAAATCCTAATTTATCATTTAGCGAGGCGGAGTTAGCTTGGTGCAGTATAAATAAAAATGTTCGTGTTTTTAAAAGATATTCTGCAATGGAAGATGAAGATGGAAAAAAACAACACCCAACACAAAAACCGATTGCTTTATACAAATATTGCTTGGAAAAATACGCAAAGCAAGGCGATAAAATACTGGACACCCATTTAGGAAGTGGAAGTATTGCGATAGCTTGCCACGATTACGGCTTTGATTTAACCGCTTGCGAATTGGATGCTGAATATTACGAAAAGGCGATACAAAGAATTAAAAACCACGTTTCTCAACAAAAACTTTTTTAACTATGGACAAAGCACTTAAACAAACACTAGCATCCGTTAATTTGTCGCTGACGATTAACAAAATGATTTTCCGAAAGAAACTCGAACCGAAAAAAGCGGAAGGAATCGAAGTAATAATTCAAGACCTCTTATTAGTCGATGAGGTATTTAAGCAACTGAAAGACGAAAATAAGATATTAACTACTAAACTTTTTGAATTAAATTTGGAGTTAATGAAAGCTAACCAACGAATTAACGATTTAAGAATATATGAATAACGTCCGACAGCTATGCCCAGTTGGGCAATTTAAAATACAGAATCATCAACTTAAAATAAAATAACAATGGAACAAGAAAATTTGAATAACCGAGAAACTGCCCAATTGGGTATAGGTGCTGTTATGCCCCGTTGTTCTACTTGCAAATTCTGGAAACAAAACACTTTCTATGATTATGAAGGTGCTGAAAATGACGGTTTTTGTTCTGAATTAGGTTCTGAATTAACAATAGAATTAAAAACAGGATGGGATGGCGGATATGTAGATAGTATCGAAACAAAAAGCACCTTTGGTTGTGTCCTCCACAATGGGTCATAACACAAAAGTAGGCGCAGTTTTATTGCGCTTACTGACTGTTATCCGCAGTTTTAATTGCGGAATATTAAATTAAGTAACTATGAAAACGATTAAAATATTAAACTTGTACGCTTGTCTTGGTGGCAATCGTTACAAATGGGACGAGGTTGCTGATAATTTAGAAATAACTGCCATTGAACTTGACCCCGAAGCAGCAAGGCTTTACAAAGAGAGGTTTCCAAACGACAAGGTAATAATTGCAGACGCACACCAATATTTAATAGACCATTTTAAGGAGTTTGATTTTATTTGGAGTTCGCCACCTTGTCCTACTCACTCACGAGCCAGGTATTGGAATAGTTCAAATTACGATACTACAACAAAACCTATTTATCCGGATTTAAAACTTTATGAAGAAATTTTGTTTTTGCAGCATTATTATAAAAATGGCAAATTTGTAGTTGAAAATGTAATATTATATTACGAACCATTAATACCAGCACAAAAACGAGGTAGGCATTTATACTGGACTAATTTTAATTTACCAACGGATTTAAAAGAACGTGAATATAGAATTTCAGGTAACAAGGAAAACCCACAAAAAGACGAATTAAAAAACCTTTGTAAATTTCACGATTACAATTTTAATAATTATAATGGCACACAATTAATAATTAAAATGGCTCGTAACCTGGTTGACTATGAAGCTGGTAAAACAATACTTGAAACGGCTTTGGGTATTATAAGAAAAAAAGACGAAAAGCAAACTTCAATTTTTGATTTCCTATGAAAACACGAAAATGCAAATACTGCTCAAATGAGTTCACACCTTACACCTCACTACAAAAGAACTGCTTTCACGACCTTTGTGTTAAGGCAATGATAAAAGAACACGAGGTTAAGCAATGGAACAAGAAAAAGGCGAAGTTAAAAAAGGATTTAATGACCGCTTCCGATTGGTTGAAAATAGCACAAACTACGTTTAATAAGTTCATTCGTCTTCGTGACGCTGGGCTTCCGTGTATTTCGTGCGGTGAAAAGCCTAAAAAAGAAAACGGAGGGCATTATTTCAGCGCAGGTGGACACGCAAACGTTAGATTCAACGAAGACAATGTCCACTTACAATGTGAAAGATGCAACCAATTTTTAAGTGGTAACCTATTAAACTACCAAATCGGTATAGAAAAACGAATTGGAGGTCAAAGATTACTCGCATTACACGAACAAGCGCATATTGAAAAGAAATTTACCATTGAAGAACTGCGAGAAATAAACGAAACCTATAAACAAAAAATAAAAGAATTAAAAAAATTGTATATTTGAAGCAATGAATAGAATACTTACAAAACTTTTACGGGCTAATTTTCGTCAATACGCTATGAAAAGACGAACTCCTAACCAATTCTTAAAAGAATTTAGATACGAGGCTTTTGTAAGGTTAAACCCTGAAGAATGAATACTAATTTTAAGCATATAACCTTATGGAAATAATCGGACTTATTGCTTTTGCTTGGTGGTGGTGTGAATTCGAACCACTTCAATATTTAATTGATGGTATTTTTGGAGCGTTCAAACCTTCATTTTATCTTAATTGGATTCACGGCGGTTTAAGTTGTATTAAATGCGTTGCGTTTTGGAGTGCTTTTGCGTACACTGGAGACGTTTTCACCGCTTGTTTTGTATCTTTACTTGCTTTTATATTAAATCTATGTTTACAGAGGCTGAAATAAGCTACATTGAAAGCGTTAAATCTTTGCCTGAAACTGCACGTTTTTCTAAAAAGGTTGCTAAAGAGTTTCAAAAGATTCGAAATCGTGTTTTAAACGGTAATGAAAACAATTGTATGTGTGGAATGGTTTATAGGAAAATCTATGTGACCGACTTTCTCGACTTTTATGAAAGGTATACTTGACCAATATATTCAAAACAACTACATTGAAGTCAAAAAATACACTGATTATTTCATTTCTCGCTCCAAACTTAACCTAGAAAGCGAGGTTGTAATTTCAAACGCTTACCTTAAATTAGTTCAAATCAACCCTGATATTAAAGAGGACTACGAAGCTAAAGGCTACCTTTTCCACCTCATCAAATCGGAGATTCTTTGGAACGGAACAGCATCCAAACTGGAACTTATAAACTGCTTAAACGTCGACCAACAAAAAGACGAAGAGATTGACGAGTATTTAACCAATTTAGCTGAAGAAATTAAGATACAAAACTACATCGCTACTTTAGAACTTTATAAACAAACCCAAACCGACCGAGTTAAGAAAATATTTTTTGAAACGTACTATGATAAAGGTTATAACACTGTGCGGTCGATTGCGAAGCATTTCAATATATCTTCTTTCGCTGCACACGGGTTGCTAACTGAGATTAAGGAGGAGATTCGGGAGCTATTAAAACACGAACCACAAAATTAATATTATAAACTATGAAGGATTTTCTCGCTTTACTTATCTTTATTTGTGCAATTGGCTTCGGTGTGTGCTTAATTAATGGGTCAGATATGACTAATAAATTCGGAGGGGTTTTATTAATTTCTTACGTCACTTGGTTAGTTGTTAATGCTTACGAAAAAAAGTATAGAGATGAATAGATTTTTTATAATTGATTCAGGCGAAAAGATGCTTTCGATTTCGGTAGGTGTTGAAGAAATGCTTAAAGAAAAAGGCTATCATTATGTTGCTTATTTAACCAGCCAAGACCATTATTTAGCAGTTGAGGAAGTAACGGAAGACGAATTTCTAAACCACTTTAAAAAGACGAATTATGCCAATACCTAAACCAGAGGAAACAAAGAACGCTTATTTGAACCGATGTATGTCAGAAGCAAAAAACGAATATCCAAACCAAGAACAACGAATTGCATATTGTGAGGCTATTTGGGACAGCGAACGTTTAACAGCACAGGACAAGATTAAAGAGTATTTCGCAGAAAGTTTCAACGACTATCCTGATTCAGTTTCAAACAATGCAAAAAGGGGTATCGAATTAAACGACAAAGTAAATAACAAGTGCGCAACCCAAGTCGGTAAAGTTCGAGCGCAGCAATTAGCCCAGAAGCAAAAAGTAACTATTGAGACAATAAAACGAATGTATAGTTATTTGAGCCGTGCGCAAGTGTACTACGATAAAGGCGATACGAAATCCTGTGGTTACATCTCATATTTATTGTGGGGTGGTTTAAGCGGTAAGCGTTGGGCTGAAAGTAAACTAAAGGAATTAGGCGAACTATTTAAACACTAACTATGAAACCAAAATACATAGAAACACCCGAAAAGCTATATGAGATATTCCAAGAATACAAGAATAGCTTAAAGCCAAGAGAAATACAAAAAGCAACTCCAAGAGGTGTAGTTTCAGAATGGCACACTCCACCGCTTACAATGTCAGGCTTTAGAGTTTTCGGTCATAAAGTAGGCGTAACGGTCCATCATTATTTTAGCAATCCTGAGAATAGATATGACGCATATCGTTCAATCTGTTCGCTTATAGAAGACGAGATTCGAACGGACCAAATTGAGGGCGGTATGGTAGGTCAATTCAATCCATCCATTACTCAACGACTAAACGGCTTAACCGAAAAGACGGATGTCACAACTCAAGGCGAAAGGATAAGCGAAATTAAAGTAAACATTATTAAACCTGAATAGTGGAGTTAAATGCTACTCAAGTGTTTACTTGGAATTGGGAAGCACTCACTTCTGAAAAACGGTTTATAATAAACCAAGGTGGCTCACGTTCAAGTAAGACTTATTCGCTTTGCCAGTTGTTAACGGTGTGGTGTTTACAAAATCCAAACAAGGTAGTTTCAATAGTTAGGAAAACTTTCCCTGCGTTACGGGCTACGGTGATGCGTGATTTCTTTGAGGTGCTTAAGGACCTGAACCTTTACGAGAAGTCAAGCCACAATATGAGCGAAAATATTTACCGCTTTCCAAATGGTTCTTTGGTTGAGTTCTTCAGCATCGACGATGAACAAAAGGTTAGGGGTCGAAAGCGTGATATCGGTTGGTGTAATGAGGCTAACGAACTTTGGTTCGAAGATTTCCAACAACTTAATATGAGAACGGAGTATAAACTTATTTTTGATTACAACCCGTCCGATTCATCCAGTTGGCTTTATGAACTACCAAAAGACGAAAGCGTTTTAATTAAGTCTACGTATAAAGACAATCCGTTTTTACCTGAAAGTATTAAACGCCAAATTGAAGACTTGAAGCGAACCGACGAAGCATTGTATCAAATTTATGCGCTTGGTGAAAAGGCTATTTCAAAAACAAACATCTTTAACACTTGGGAGTTTATACCGAAAAGACCTGAACGATTCACGAACTACGTTTACGGATTGGATTTTGGTTATAATCACCCTACCGCGTTAATGCGTGTTTATTGGTGTGACGGTGACATCTATATTGAGCCTGTAATTTATGAATCGTATTTAACGACAAGCGAATTAATTGAGCGCTTTAAACAACTTAACATTGAACAAACGGTTGACATCTTAGCGGACTATTCAAGGCCTGAAATAATTGCCGAAATGCAAAACGCAGGGTTTAACGTTAACAATGCAAACAAGAACGTTAAGTCGGGAATAAATGCGGTTAAGACTTTCAAAGTGTGGTGCCAAGAAGATGACAACTTAAAAAAAGAATATAATAATTACAAGTGGAAAAAAGTCGGTGACAATATTACGGATGAACCAGTTAAGCTTTACGACGATGCAATGGATGCCGTTCGTTATGCGGTGATGTACATTAAAGAAATGTACTATACGGACGATAGTTATTTAACCTTGTAAAACACGAATCTTAATTTACTATTATAAGATATGGCAATAACAACTATAAACGAACCTTACGATAGGACACCCGCTTACAACCCTATTAAGTTTTTGTACAACTCAACAAACAAGAATAACCTAGGGTTCAAATACATCTTTGACGTTTACCAGTCGGGAACTTCGAATAAGATAGCTGAATACAGAGTTTATCCACGCTTCGGTGATGGCTACGGAGAGATTGATTTAAGTAAGCTTTTACAAAACAAGGTAAGCTACGACTTCGACCAAGCGTTAACGGAAAGCGACCCTGCGACTAATTCATATTACAAGTACGATTTAAAGGTCGGTGAAGAGTTCGTAACGTCTTATTCGTACACGGCAAACTTAGTTAACAATGCGGGTAATATTCAAATTACACCAACCACCGCACACACGTTTGTAGTTGGCGACCAAATCGTTTTAAATGCAGGTGTAACGAATGCAGCTGTTAACGGACTTTGGACGGTTATTGCAGTTTCAGGAACTACCAATTTTACAATAAACGCTTTATTCTCAAACGTAGTTGACCCAACGGTAAACGGGTCGGTAAGTTATGCCGACAATAGAAAGACGGTCACACGTGACATCGTAACCACCTTAAACAAATATGTTTTTAATGGTGCTATTGATTGGGCAGGATTTAGAACTTACGACGAATTGAACTTCATTGCTAACAATGCAACCGCAAGACTATTAACTGATTTACCTAAAACGGGCTTTCGAGTTACTGAAACGCAGGACCTTTGGGTTAACGTAATGAATAACTTTGTCACTACTGGCTTTATGGTGTTTGGTAATTCGGACGGGGATATTTTCGCAAAGCCAATAACAGACAACGCTTTAATAACTCAAGTCGGAGTTGGTATTAATAACCTTGGAACACTTACGCTTTTAGTTGGTTCGTTACCATTAATTAAACCAACAACAACTTATTATTCTTTTGTTTATACTGATTCCAGTTACAACGATAATTCTTTAATTTATACTATTGACGTTGATAGGCGCTGTATTATTGAGCCGTTTGAAATTGCTTTCTTGGATAGGTTGGGTTCGTTTGGTAGTTTCGCTTTTCAGTTGAGAGCTTACGAACAAGGCAACGTTCAAAAGACGACCTATAAACAAGACGTGACGGGTTACACCGATTCGGGAATGTGGACTTACGGAACGGACGAAAAAGGAACGCGAGTAATTAACCCAGCGGTTACAAAGACGATACAACTAAACACCAATTGGTTAACGGTTGAAATGGATAATTATTTTCAGGAGTTAATGACATCGCCCGAAGTTTATATTAAAATAGGCTCAAAATATTACGCTTGTATAGTTCAAGAAAATAGTTTCGATGTGGCAAGGCAAAAGAATAAAAACTTAATTAAGCGAAGTGTAACAATAACGCTTTCAAACCAAGACGCAATCAATGGTTAGAATACAACTAGAAAACGGATACCTTGACGTAAAGGACGGGACGGCTTTCCCTTTAAACTTTCAAGTCGGTGACATTCGTGACGTTTCAACTCGTAAAGGAGCGTTCAGTAAAACGATAATTCTTGAAGACACAAAGAACAACCACGACCTATTAAACCACTACTATGACGTTAATATTGAAGCGGGAACATTCGATATAAACACGATTACAAAATGTTCGGTTATTCAAAACGGGATTCCTGTAATGGAGGACGCTTCGCTTCAACTTATCTCGGTTAAGAAGACACAAACAAACGACGCTTACGAACAATCGGTTACTTACGAAGTTTTAGTTAAAGATAGTCAATCGGATTTCTTTACGGAACTTGGTGCGAGAGAGTTAACCGATTTGAACTTTAGCGATATGACCCATTTGTATACTTCAGCAAATGTTGTATCAAGTTGGTCGCATACGGTTGCGGACGGTTATAAGTACGTCTTGCCTTATTCGGGTGACAACTTTTATCCACTTAAAGAAATGAAGCCTGCGGTTTACGCAAAGGTTTATTTTGATAGGATATTTGAAGCCGCAGGATTTCAATACACTTGGTCGACGTTAAACGCAGCGTATTTCGATAAATTGTTAATTCCTTACAACGGAGATGTTGAATTTTTAGACTTTACGGTTTATGCCGTTGAAGCTGACGAGCAAAGAAATATAACTTATAATACAACACCGCCAGGGCAATCGGTAAGCTTTACCGAAAAACTAGACAATTGGAACGAAACCCAAGACCCGTTTTTATTATTCGACCCTTTAACGGGAACTTACACAAACACGCTTACCGTAGTTCAAGGTAGTTCAATTGATTTAACTTTTCAATGTTACTATGATATTGATTTAAACAACACTTCAGGGGCGACGGCTTACTTAAACGCAATCGGTGGGGGTGGTAACCCTTTGAGTTATTTTTATGCGCTTAGAATTCAAATATACGTAAATGGTGTTTTAAACACGGAGACAAATTTAGCGTCATTTATTGCAACTATTGACGCATTCAGAACAAGCGGAACAAACATACCAAACGGAGTTACTAATTTAGGTTCGTTCAATAGATTAATTAACTTGTCAGTTTCTAACTTAAACGTTGGTGACACGGTTGAAGTTTACGCAGGTGTTCAAGTTGAGACTTACGTCCCGCAGGGTTCAAATGGTTATTTAAGGTGGCAAACAATCGGAGGTGTTAATACGGCTTTTGTTGAAACTGAAGTCAATAACTTTGATGTAGTTATGAAAATAGTGCCGTCAAATAACAACCTTGCAACGGGTGCTGTAATTGACCCGACTTACTGGATACCTAAAAAAATAAAACAATCGGATTTTGTTAAGTCTATTTTCACAATGTACAATCTTTACACGGAGATTGACCCCGATAACCCGAATAAATTAATACTTTCACATCGTGACGATTATTACGACGCAGGTCAAGAAAAAGATTGGACGCTTAAACTAGCAAAAGACCGAGAACAAGATTTAAAATTCCTTCCTGAAATAACATCGAAAAGATTAATACTAACTTACAAAGACGACAAAGACCAACCGAATGTAAGTTACTTCGATGCGACAAACGAAATTTACGGACAAGTTGAATACATCTTTGAAAACGAATATGTTAAGAACGTAGACAAAAAAGAAATTATCTTTTCACCTACTCCGATGGGGAAAACGGTATTTGATGCGGTTGTTCCATTGTTGGCAGGCGCTGCCCCAAAGACGAATATTAGAATACTTTTTGACGGTGGTTTATTTCCTTGCAATCCGTTTAATATTTACGACTACGGCACAACGGGACAAATCGGTTTAACACAATACCCGTCAATAATTCATTTCGACAATCCAAACGTCCCGACATTCGATTTAAATTTTGGGGTGTGTGATTACTATTTTTACCAACAAAACGTTTTAACCAATAACAACTTATTTAACCTTTATTGGCGCAGAACAATTGGGCAAATCGATACGGGTAAAATGTTGACCGCAGAATTTGATTTGCGAGAAACGGACATCGCTACGTTAAAACTAAACGACAAAATTCGAATAGATAATTCTTGGTGGAATATTAACAAAGTTATTGATTACGATTGTAACAACCCTAGACTCACTAAAGTTGAATTGTTAAGTGTTGATACTGAAATCGACTTTGCTAACTTCCAAACTGGACACCCTATTTTTCCAACTATTTCGGAGGTGGGTAATATTACAGGACCAATAATAAATAGTAACAACGAAAACACGAATGTAATAAGCTTAGGAAGTAACGCTTTAGTTTTCGGACAAGGTAACGTAATTCAACAAGGTTTTCAAGGTGTAGTTATTGGTAATAATAAATCGGTAAGTTCGGGAGATTCGGGAATTTGGACGGACAATTTAAACGGTAAGTCTTTAACTAACTGGCAACCGAATTCGTTAGTTTACAACCCTACTTTAATCGACCAAGATTACACACTAACCGCAGACGATACGCTTATAATTTCGGACGGCGCAGCTTTGGTTAATGCAACGCTTCCAGCGGTTGGGAACTTTGGTAAAGTTTACGTTATTAAAAACATTTCAACTTTCAATGTTGATGTTCAGGGAACGGGTGGAGACTTAATCGACGGGGCTTTAATTTACACTTTAAATCAATGGGACGCGGTCACAGTTGTTGATTACGGAACGGAGTGGTTAACTGTTTAAAACACGAACGAAATTTTTCTATTATAAATTATGGCAGGTACAATTAACGTAGGTACTATTCAAGTCGGAGGGCTTAAAGAACTCAAAGCGGAATTAAAAGCGGTTCGTGACGAATTACTAAACGCTACCGACCCGAAAAGAATGCAAGAACTTGCGGAAGCGGCGGGTGGTTTAAAAGATAGGATTGCCGACGCTAACGAACAAATTTCAACTTTTGCTAGTGGTTCAAAGTTTGAGCAAGTAACTAATTCATTCGGTAGTTTACAGGATTCTTTAATGAACCTAGACTTTGAAGAAGCTTCGGAGAAAGCTAAAATATTTCAACAAACAGTTACCTCAATAAGTCCTGAAACAATTTCAAACGGTTTAAAAGGTTTAACGTCCACGGTTTCAACATTAAGCAAGACGTTTGTTCAGTTTGGAATAATGTTATTAACTAACCCTATATTTTTATTGGTTGTTGCTATTACCGCAATCGTTGGAGCAATAGCCGCTTTAATGAATGCACTCGGAATACTTCAACCTATACTTGACGTAATCGGTGCGGTGTTTGGCTTTATTGGTGACGTTATTAATATAGTAATTGACGCCATTAAAGAATTCCTTTCGTGGTTTGGTATTGGCGAGGGTGCAGCTGAAGAGGGTGAAGCGAACGCCGAGGAACGCCATAAAAACGAAATGCGCAGACGTGAAGAGTTAAGGGCAACACGTGAAATGAATTTCAATAACGAACAAGCGGAGATTCAAAGAAAAATTGACTTAACGAAAGCCGAGGGTAAAAGTACTGAAGAACTTGAAAAGAAAAAATTACTAGCGTCAATGCGCTATCAATTATCTATTCAAAAAGAATTACAACTTCGTGCCAAGGTAATGGACGCTTTAATAGCCGAAATTGAAATGTCAGATTTGGACGCAGAAATAAAAGGGCAAGTTCTTGACGATTACACTAAAAAACGTGACGAAGCTCGTAAAGGTGCGAACGATGCGTTTAATTCAATAGCGGATTCTTATAATCAATTACAAATAATTGAAGCAACGGCTTCAACGGAGTCAACAACTAAGGCAGCGGAAAATAATAAAAAACGAATTGAAGACCGAAAAGAAGCGTTAGAAAAAATTGCGGAACTAGAAGAAAAATTTAGATATAACCAACTAAGCGAACGTAAACAAGAACTTGAAGACATTGACGCAAATTACAAAGAAGCGTTCCAGTTAGCGAAAAAATACGGGCAAAGTACGACCACTTTACTAGCAAATTACAACGCAGAAAGACAAGCGGTTAATGACAAGTACGACAAAGAAGAAGCGGAAAAAGCAAAAGAACAAGCGGACGCCCTTAATTTATTACAACGTGAACTTAATTATAAAACGCTAAGTGAAAACGAAGCCAATAGACAAAAAGAAATTGATTCGTTAAATGATTGGTATAAAGAAAAACTTGAACTATACAAAGACGATGCAACAACAACTAAACAACTTCAAGAACAACAACTACTAGACCAACAAGCGTTAACGGAAAAATACGCAAAAGAAGACGCTGAAAAACTACAAACATACAACGACCAAATCACGGCACTAAAAAACGAACTTAACCAAGTAGGTTTAAGCGACGAAGAAATCGCACGTCAAAACGAAAGGGCAGCTTTAGAAAATTGGTACACTGAAAAAATGGAACTTGCAAAACTAGACGCTGCGGTTCAAGAAGAAATTCAGTTAGCTTACCAACAAAAGAAAATGGAGTTGTTGAAAGCCGACCGTGATGCTGAAGTTCAACTTGCTATTGAAAAGGGTAACGCCGTCGCAGACGCTACAAAGACGGGTGTTCAAACCGTTAACGACGTTATCCAAGCTTTCGCAGGTGAAAGCGAAAAGCAACAAGAGAAAGCCTTTAAAATTAATAAGGCGGCAAATATAGCGATGTCAGTAATTGACACTTTAAAGGGTGCGGTTGCAGCGTATACATCTCAAATTGTAGCGGGTGACCCGACAAGTATTATAAGGGGTGCAATTGCAGCGGCAATGGTTACGGCTGCGGGTATTGCTAACATTAAGAAAATAGCGGCAACACAATTCAAAGGCGCAAGTGCTTCGGGTGCGCAAGGCGGTGCAGGTTCTTCGGGTGGTGGTGGTGTTCAACCTGCAACACCTCAAACTAACTTATTCGGACAAGCTAACGAAATGAACACTTTACAAGGTGCGCAAAGTGTCGAATCTCCGCAAGTTGTTAAAGCGGTGGTTGTTGAAAGTGACATAACAAGCTCACAAAGCAGAATTAAACGAATGGAAGAAAACGCAACATTATGACAAGCTACTATCAATTATTAAATAAACTTGAAACGTTCTTTAATGCTCACATACAAGTCAAAAAATTTGGTGGTGAATTTAGGGAACAAATGCCTAACTTTTCAACACTTGACGAGCGTTACCCTTTGGTTTATGTTGTTCCAACTTCTGAAACTTCAGGAATGAACACGAACGTTTTCACGCTTGACGTTTATTGTGTTGACATTATTCAAAAGGACCGAGCAAACATAAACACGATTTTAAGTGATTGCCAACTTATATTAAACGACCTTTATTTATACTATACCGACGGGAACGATTTAAGCATTGATATTATTTCAGACCCAACAATGACCCCTTTAAACAACTTTGATTTAGATTACGTTGCGGGGTGGGTTGGAACTTTTACGTTTGAGGTTAACCAGTATTCAGTTTGTGAGATTCCTTTAGAACCAATTACTCCCGTTGTTGTTGAATGTTTACCTGCTAGTTATTTAGTCGAATACGAAAACGGAACTGATATTCAAAGCGGAACAATTCCAAGCGGTGGAAGTTTAACGGTTGTTGTTCCTGACCCTGCAGTTTGTGAGGATGCAACCTACGAAATAACCGACACCGATTTAAACGTACTTTATTCGGGTTCAATTGCAAGCGGTGGAAATTTAGACCAAGTTATTCAGGATTCAGTTGTTAGTAACTCAAACGATAGTTATTTAACTAATGTTTTAAGCGAACAAAATTTAGAACTTCCAGACGTTACATTTACGGTTCAAAATTCACTTAATACGGTTGTTAATTCAGCAGTTGTTCCAAGTGTAACAAATCAAACTTTAACCGCACCCGATGCGACTATACAAATAAAAAAAGAGGGTGACGGGAATATACATACGGAAGCTATTCCAAGTGGTGCAACTGAAACTTATTTCGTTCAGGACAACGACCTAACAGTTAACCAAGCGAACCCGTTTTCTATTCACGCTACCGACCCGCTCGACATTCGATTACACAATCAAACGGGTGGAGACATTACACCGCAGTCAGTCGTTTATAATGGCAATTCTAACCACGTTACAATTACGGTTAACACTTCGTCTTTTGCTCCCGTTGGTGCAACCTTAATGAAGTCGGGACAAACAACATCTTATCGAACGGGTGACGATGGCGACATTGAGGCAGGGCGTGCAACTTCGTTTTCT